TTAAAGCGATACGCCACCGGCAAGCGGATTTAGTGAGACAGCATTTTGCAGATAGTCTGGCGAAAGATGCGCGTAAACCATCGTTTGCTGAATGCTGGCATGCCCTAAAATCTGCTGTAACGCGATGATGTTTCCTCCGTTCATCATGAAATGACTTGCGAAGGTATGACGCAGAATATGAGTTGCCTGGTTCGGTGGTATGTCTGCTTTTACCGCCTTCAGAGTCAGACAAAATTTTTCATAGTCCACTTTAAACAGTTTCGCGCTTGCCTCCTTTTTGATGAGCTTTTCCAGTTCGGCAGAAATTGGAACAGTACGCTTTTTCCCGTTTTTGGTCTTCAGGAACGTCACACGGCAATTGACGATCTGCGAGGGCTTTAATGTTGCCAGTTCAGACCATCGCGCGCCGGTGCTGACTCCCAGAAGGGCAATCAATCTTGCATCGCCGGTTAATGCATTTAGCAAACTGCTGATTTCTTCCTTTTCCAGAAATGTCATTTCTGGGTTTTCTTCAGTCAGTGGTGGCAATCCATGCACTGGATGGGTGCCGAAAAACTCTTCCAACTGAATCAACTTGGTGAACATGCCTGAAAAACGGTACATATCACGGTTAATTGTTGATGCCTTGATACCGTCACGAAGTCGCATAGAACGGTAGTCCATCAGAAGCCGTTTGCTCACGCGGCTAACGGGTATGTCACCGATGCCGCCGATCGTCTTCGTGAGGTGGTTAAATTCCTTCTCACCGTGTTCATGGTTTTGACCGTGATACTTCCACCAGGCATCCAGTAATTCAGATAGAGATCTGCGATCTGTTCTCTGGCCCGCCCATTCTTTCTGATTAGCGTTCGCTAATGTGTAGCGCTCAAAGGCAACTGCTTCAGCTTTTCTTTCAAATTTCCGGCGGATGCGACGTCCTTCACGCCCGCGGGGTCTGATATCCACTTCATAACGCCCATCATCGAGTCTTTTGATAGTCATAAGACCCTCCGAATAGAGCTTTCAAACTTGCCCGGATTAGTAGTTACTGTCCGAGGTTTCTTACTAACTTCGTTGTAACGCCTGAAATTATATTTCCTTACAAGTAAACAACTTATGTAATAAATATAGGCCCGGTTAATCGTCAGCCAGTTTTGCGGCCTGAGGGTGACGAGGTTGTTTCGTCTTGCCCAGAGTGTGCGACGACCGGGGATATTTGCCCGGCTTCTGGTGCTGTGTCGTCAGTCATAATCCAAAGTGTGTACTTCTTGAATTGTGGGGCGTTAACGATCTGCTTCACAATCTGAAGGCCTGGTTCTTTATGTCCTCCTTCGTAGTTCTTGAGCGAACTTAGTGCCACTCCACTGATTTCACAGAATTTTGCCTGTGTTAGCCCTTCTGCCTTCCGTATTGCCCGGAGCTTTTCCGATGTTTTCATTTGACAAGGTTTCCCCTTGGAGACTATATTTGCCCCAAAAGGTACTCGAAAGGAAACCTTTTAGGGCGAGAGTCCAGCAGGTCAGGAACCCTCCTGAGCCGTTTTAAAGCCGCTGGATCTTACAAGGTTAGCATGTAACCAAGTGAGGATGAATGATGCAGGGATATGTTGTTTATGTTGATTCTGGGGTGGTAGGCGGGGCATTACGCAAGGTCTATTCAGAATGCGGGGTGTTCGTGGGGGTTGTGCGGTATGAGTGAGCCGGTGCAAAACCGGCTCATATAGCAGTGGACGATTTAGCGTGGAATACCGACCGTTAACAAAGCAATTAACTTTTCAGGAAAATTAAGATGCTCCCGACTTTCAATTCCCATAGAAATACATGCCTTGTTTCGAGCGGGGTTATCCATGCACTCCATTACAATGCTATCGAATTCCTCAATCATAGAGAGACGTGCGGCAATCTCATCCGTACTCAGTTTGTTAATATCATCAATAAGAGCGGAGTAGCGTTTAGTCTGTTGTTTTGCTGCTTCCGCCCTTTCTCCGAAATGCCAGGCAATGCGGCACCCGCTAAGAATGGCGATGACTCCACCGAACAACCAACTGAAAGAGCTATTAGCAAACACGGATGCGCCAAGTATCAGCACAAGGGCGTTGAGTACGGTATCAATACGGCGGTTGAATATTTCGCCTATACGCTCAAGCCAATAGCTATTCCATATCCGAAAAATCAAAGCGGATCGCTTCTGATACTCAGTTGGTTGGGTGTTCATATTTATTTAATCCTCATCATCTTCGCCGCCTTTGCTTTTTTCTGGAGAGGGGGCGGGTTTTCTAGGTACGTGAAATTTATCCGTATCGGACATGAATTTACTCCTTGTGGTGGTGATGGTTACGCCCGTTCCGGCAAGAACTGAGGGCGTAAAAAATATACCACAAAACCCTGAGCCGGGCAGGGCTTTACCCGGCAACTAACTGGAGGTTTTATGGAAGCAAATGACTATGTAATTCAGTACCCGCTAGACGCGGTTCATCCTGATAAGTTCGCGGAATTGCTGGGTAAACCACGCACAGCCGTACAAACCATGATTGAAAAAAATAAGCTGCCGGTTATTGAGTTTCGTGATCCGTCGAAGCCAAAAGCGCGCGCGGGTGAAAAGCTGGTTTTTGTTCCTGAGTTCAATCGAGGCGTACGTGAGGCGTTTTATAACCGCCCTGTAGAACAGCGCGATGCCTGGTTGCTCTGGATGGGCCTCTGATAGCTCAAGCGAAGGGATTGATGATGCTTATCCAAATCAACAGCAAGACAGCAATCTATCGCGGCTTCACCATCGTGAAGCTGCCACGCAAAAAACCATACTCGCGCCAGCGCTACCAAATCACTAAAGGCGGGAATTATCTGGGGCTGGACTTCGGTTTGTCTCAGGCCCGCCAGACGATTGATCAGCTTCATCGGGGGAAATAATGACTACTTCAACCGCAGCAATTCTGAATGCCCGCCAAAGCGTCAACGCTTCCCGGCAGGACGGAACCCGCACACCGTCCCGCAGTGGTTATAGCCCCAGTCATCAGCACAGCAAGTCGCGTAATGTTGTTCAGGGAATGGCACTGTCTGATATTGCGAGAAATGGTTTTGAGGTGCGATGTAAAGAGACGGGCATTCAATTTTCTATTCTTCCGGGCGGCTCTATTTGTGACGCCTTCAGTGTTGAATTAGAAAAATACTGGAATAGCGGTGCTCGCTAATTAAATAACTGCAATCTGAATCTGTTTATTTACGGCATTTCTGCCGGGGCTTCGCTTTATCTTTTTTCAGGAGGTTGATTATGACAATTCAAACAAATGAACGCGCGCACCTGCTTGGGTTGTTACGTATCAAATTGACCTTACTGAAAAAAGAAAAGCTGTCCACCAATGAAATTTATCGCAGCCTGGAAGACTGGATCTACAACAGAGAAAAGGCCGCAGAAATCAAGGAGCAAAAAAATGGTTAATTCCCCTCTGATCTGGGCGGGCGGCAAGTCTCGCGCGATGCCTCATGTACTGGAGGCTTTTCCAAAGGGTGAATGTCTCGTTGAGCCTTTTGTAGGTAGTGGTAGTGTCTTTCTGAACACTGACTATAAAACCTATATTCTGTGTGATAGCAACGCAGCGCTTATGAACTTCTATTCAATATTGAAGAGCAATACTAAATCGTTGCTAGATGTCGCTGCTACTCTATTTGATGGCGGTAATAATGAAGATGCATATTATAAACGCCGCAATGAATTTAATGATTTTAATCGTGGTTTTCCCCAGCATAATAAAAAAACTTCTGATGGAAAGGTTTATTATCAGAGTGAACTTGTAAAGTTTGCAGCATTATTCCTTTATCTAAACCGTCATTGCTATAACGGTTTATACCGAGTGAATGGGAAGAATGAATTTAACGTTCCATTTGGTCGTCGCCGCAAGCCAATTTTCCCTGTTGCAGAGATCCAGCACTTTGCAAAACGAGCATATGAGAAAGGTGCTCAGTTTCTTTGCGCTGATTTCCGTTACACCATCCCTGTTGCTAGTCGCATATTTGAGCGCACAGTAATTTACTGTGATCCGCCTTACCTGCCAGCGAGTAAAACGGCTGATTTTACCGCGTACGGCAAACCCTTCACTGTCGATGATCACCGTGACCTGGTTGAGTCATTGATTACCGCTCATAACAACGAAGGATGCCTGTCTGTTTTTTCCGGTAGCGATACCCCGGAAACCCGCAAAATTTACTACCCGTTCACCCTTAATTCATTCGAAATCCGCCGATCTGTAGGGGCCAAATCTCGCAACTTGGCTGGCGAGGTGATCGGCTCTCTACGCGTTTGTGGTTGTTGTGGGCGTACTGGCGGCGGTTGTCCTGATTGCGGTGCTGTGATGGGTGATGCGACCTATTCAGAAATGGTTGCCTCTGGTGCTTTTGATGATCAGGAGGTGTTCTGATGAATCCCGTTGAGGTCGTTGTGACAAAGGTGCTGGATGTGCTCCCGCGCCGTAATTACTGGATAACTCGTGTTGAGGTTCTGGGCGAGGGGGGTTACAGCAATACAGATCTGATCACCTATTCAGAACGTGACGCCAGAGCAATACAGCCAGGCGACACGGTTTCCATCTAAGGCGGATTGATGACTTCAGTTCGCCGCGCCCATAGCATGACCTCCATGCCGGGAGGCTCGGTTGAGCCAGCCCGGTATGCTTACGCCTGGAATGAGCCTAAACAGGCCATTTCCGTCGATAAGACTCCCGCTGTTGACCTATATGAATTGGGTCAAGAGCAGGAGTTTTTCGCATGGGTAGAAGATCCCCTCAAGCCGTTACCTTCTTTCATTCGCCGCCGCATTGCTTTTTACATAAATACCGTTCACGAAGATAAAGGGCGTCATATCGCAAAACTGAAGCTGCGCGATATCGTTAAGCGCGAGCTTCCACACGTCCGTAACGTCACGAATCAATACGCAGTACCAGAAGACAATGATTGGATTATTTTCTCTGAACTAAACCCACTATTTCACACGTTTGAAAATCTGCGTGAGCTAGCGCACCGCTTTAATAATCTGGCTGATAGTACCGATGAAGATATTGATTTGTTGGCACAGGACATTGCTATTTATGCCAATGCCGTTTTGGCTGAAGTGAGTGAAGGCGCGAGCGTGTTTAGTGATGCTGAGTACGGCAAACGCATGGTGCGTGAAGGCTCTAGACTAATTGCGTATTTCAGGTTGGTGGCACCTTGGGCTAAGAAGCGCCGGATGGCGCCTGATGAAGCGGCGGCGGCAATACAAAAAACCATGCACGATCGCTTTTGGTCACGCCTTCTGCGCAAGTACGCCCGCCGCTGGCGTGAGCATTTGCACATTGCTTATGGTGATGTGCGCCGCGATGTTTCACCGTATTGCAGTAAACACCACGTTACACAGTGGGATTCCCGCCGTAAGCGTAGTCGCGAAATTATGAGCCGTCTTGAACTTGAAGATCAGGTAACTGGCGAGCGCATTTCGCTGATAGAGCAGATTGATAAAAGTATTTCTAACCCTGAAAAGCGCCGCGTTGAGTTGATGACGCGCATTGGTGGCTTTGAGAAAGTGGCAACAGAAAGCGGTTTTGCCGGTAGTTTCTTCACGTTGACCGCACCGTCTAAATATCATGCTTTTACAGCATTCGGGCATCGTAACCATAAATGGAACGGAGCAAGCCCACGCAAAACACAGAACTACCTTAATCACGTCTGGCAACTGATCCGCGCGGAGCTTGCGCGCCGTGAGATTCCTGTTTTTGGCCTTCGCGTTGCTGAATCTCACCATGATGCTACTCCGCATTGGCATGGCCTTCTGTTCACTGCCCCAGAACATACCGGCGAGTTGTTGGAAGTGATGGAAGACTACGCCACACGTGAGGATGCAGACGAGCTAACCGGCAAGACTGGCAAGCAACCGCGCTTTGAGCTTAAGCCAATAGATCCGGCTTTGGGGAGTGCTACTGGCTATGTTGTTAAGTACATATCTAAAAATATTGATGGCTACGCGCTGGATGGTGAAAGCGACGACGAAAGCGGACGTCCACTGAAGGAAACAGCAAAACACGCTACCGCCTGGGCTTCATGCTGGGGCATTCGTCAGTTTCAGTTTTTGGGTGGTGCGCCGGTGTCTGTCTGGCGCGAGTTGCGCCGCCTGAAGAATCAGGAAATGGCAGATCGTATCAGTCCGGTTTTCGGTGAGTTACATCGCGCCGCACATGCGGGGAACTGGCAGGACTACATTACCTTGCAGGGTGGCCCGTTCGTGGCACGGAATAGGCTTGTGTTGCGCGCATGGTATCAGTACCGGGATGAGCCGAGCAGTTACGGCGAGTTTCAGAGAGTCATTAAAGGCGTAGTCATGCCAGCATCGACTATTCCTCCGGTTGAAACCCGTCTCCATTCTTATCGTATTGTCAAAATGAAGCCAAAAGCAGACGACGACGCTGGTCGAGGTTTTGACCTTAAGGGCGCGCCCGCGCCCTCTTGGACTCGTGTCAATAACTGTACCGAGTACAAAAAACAAACAGATTCACCGCCTGTTTATCCGACAGATCTGACTGTGCCAGATACTGATGCACTCCCTGAACAATTTGAAATTGGTCAATTGAGCCGAGATCAGAGAAAACAAATTGCGGTGGACCTCAGAAATCACAAACCAAATCAGCGTGTTTCACCTGCTGATCAGTTTGAGGCGCTCGCTTTCAGCATCACTACCGGTGACTGTACCGACTATGACCGGGTTAGGGCAGAAAGTTATCTGAAAGCAGCACATGCAATCCGGCAGGAAGAAAGCACGGTGAGCGAGAATGTTGCTGCACTTGCTGAAAAGATAATGAGTTGGGCAAGGTTAAGAAAAATTAAGATTAACCCTGTGCAGGCGCTGAAACTAGCAAGGGGTGAGGAGGTTACAGCGCTCGATACGATTTACCGAGCCAACCTAATCACTGGGGAACTTATTGTGACTGGCGTGGACATGCATTGGCGTAAAACTCTTGCAAGACATCAGACAGAGGATCTAACCCTCCGTTGGAGGAAAGCAATAGGTTAAACGTCAAATATCATTTTCGTCGTCTATGTTGCTATCATCACAAGCTAGATTGAGGTGAAATGATGGTAATTGAAGGCCAGCTTTATGGGGGTAGTCCAAGCCCAAGCAAAGGGGCATTTAGAAAGAAATGCTTATATTCTGTCAATTATTGTTTTTGATCTTGGAATATTAGTGGGCTTAATTTACAGTGGGAAAAATATCACTTAACCTTGAAGCAAATATTTTACAGGTTTGGGTTTTAAAAATTTTTCTTTCAAAATAGTTGAAAAATTGGACAGCAATGAAACATGTTGGTAGAAATAAGCCGTTGATTTTACGGCTTATTTTTGAACACAATCACTATAGAGAACTTATGTCAGAATTAGTCATCTAATGCTCCATCAAAATAGATCTTTAATGCATTAAATAATTCTTGATAATGATTGCTATTGAAATCACCAGCTTCCCAAAGTTTGTACTTATCCTTAATGGTGTTTTTTGCAAATCCCTCTTTAAGGGTTTTGTTTACCACGCCACTTTTATCAAGAGGCTTATGATAAACGTCAACATAGAAGCATCTTACATCAAAATTCGCCCCTGTTGGCTTTATTACATTAATATCAGAATAGTAGCAATTGTCTTTAACATGTTGATACGATGAAATATTTAAATGACCTAAAAGAGGTAAGACATCTTTAATATTTCCTTGGGTCGTGCAATATGCTGTCCACTCTTGTTTATACAAATATTTCAGCCAGTTATTGAAAAGTGTATTAGATTTATCTTTTTGGTAATATATGATCAGGCCGCCACTATTATCTCTTTTTATATATCGTGTTAATAGTTGTAATAAACCTTCAAAAATTTTCTGGTATCCATAACCAATTTTAGCTTCTGCAATCCAAACAAATTCACCACCATTAGTTTTAGTGGTGACAGTTATATCAACACTGCCATTCTTTTTTGTTTGTTCGGTAGCCCGATAACCAAAATGTCCCAGTGATGTTACTATTGTATGGCTGAGTTTATCCTCATCATCACAATAGTATTTATCACTTGATGACTCCATGGTTTTTATTATTTCTTCGATATCTTTGAAAAGTTGATTATGAAAATCACTTTCAGTTATAAAGTAATCACGACGAACGAGATTAGTAGCAAGTGAATTAGTGTTCATCATAATTCACCAGGCAATAAAAACTGAGATATTTTGGGTCGAAATCTTCAATTTCAACACCATTGTCATTCACCGGAACTTCATTATTAGTCATGAAGTTATTGTACTCGTCCTGATGAATGTCAATTCGTTCATTATCAACCATCTCATAACAATATTTGATCTCAAATAAATTAGAATTGCCACCACTAAAAAAGCGGACAATTTCCAATAAGTCGGATGTTTTTTTTGCTTGAGTAGCAATTTGTAAAGTATGAATAGTATAAATATCAAGCTCAATATTATCAGCAATATAATTTAGTAGGTTGTGATAGTTCTGCAATTTACTCGGTTTAAAAAAAACCGAGTTTTTGCATAGTTCATCAACCAACTCATGTTGCTTTAAAATAATGGGCAACATTTTTTTATACCGTTCTGCTAAGGATGTCATTTATCACCCCATAGTGTGAAACAGTGTCGGCCATTTTATTAAAATAAAAAGCACCACAGAATTGATTGTTTGCCCAGTCATTTTTATTAGGTTCAAATCCTATTTCATTCGATAACGATTCTGAACCAATTTTATAATCAAAACGAGCAGAAACACCACATACCTTCAAATTGGATATAGTTGAAGTTGAAGTATTGCCTTTATTCGTCTCAACCACTTTTCTGTTTCTGGCGTCATAACTAGGTTTCGTTCTACATTTAAGGCTAGCATCCTCATCACCAACAGGATCGACGAAATCTACCTGCACTAATCGGCCAAAGGAAGCATCGTTGTATATATTATTAATTGCTTTATAAAAATTGACAGTTTCTAAATTTAAAGAAACATTGTTTTCAGACAAAAACTCTAAAAACTTAATTCTTAAATCAGTAATTGCTCGTTCGAAAACGCGACGACCAAGTTTACGATCAACCCTATATTCAACACGACTTAAGTCATTAGGAATGAAAACTGTATTGAAAAATTGAACAGGGTATTGGTTTGAGCGTAATTTACTTCTCCCACTGATTTTCTTAATTAACACATAAGAAAAGATAATTGCTACACCATCTCCCATGTTTTCGACAGAAGTAATGAAATGCCCTGGTGAAGCAGGTAGTCCACTATCTTCATCAAGCTTCATAGGGAATGCATCACGAAAACATTTTTCATAATTAGAATAATTAGCAAACTGAGAAATAGCTTTAAGGTTTCCACCTCGAATAAAATCAATAGCATAGTAATGATTTACAGAGGTTATTATTTTTAGCAATAATAATTTGAGAGACGCCTCAGTTGCAAGCTTATGAGCCATTCCAGGATTAGAAAGCGTTCGTATGATACTGTCTTTAGTTCCTGCCCATCGGGTTCCGATCTGGAATCCATAAGGTGTTCCTACGCGACGAAAAAATCCTAATTCTTCAGTTTGCTCAAGAGAAGTAAGAATCTTTTCAACTTCTTTTTGGTTAAATGTAGGCGCAGATTGGGTGGCTCCAAGCGCAGTTTGAGTAGTCATTTATTCTTCATTCCATTGCTGAGGCAAGTTAAGTCTGTTTAGTTTACCCAAGCGTTGATTTTATACAACAAAACATGCAGCGTTTAAGCAAGAGATATTAGTGTTTTTTGACATTTTCTACATATTTTCAACTGCACAAGCGTGCACAAAAACGCACAATAAACAGGGTTTTATTTTTGATGGATCTCCGCAGGATCTGCGCTGGTTAGCAGCGGATCTGCAAGTGCACAAAAACAGGCGTGTTTGTTGCGCGCAGGTGACGGGGGGAAAGCCCGCGCGGCGGGGTGGGAAGGGGTATACCTCAAATATAGGGAAATTGGCGCAATTCTGGCGCGCTGCTGCGTTCTGTGTGTTGTGTGCGGGTAATGGCGTGTTTAGATTATGGGGCGCTTAGAATGGCGCTGGCGTGCCGTGTATTGATGTGATGCGGAGAGCGCCGCCGGGATGGCGGCGGGTTGGTTATTTCATGGTTTCCAGCAGGGCGTAAGGTTTAAAGCGGATCACTTCTTCCCCCAGCCAGTCGTTGACGTGCTTCAGCGCTTCCATTGCTGGCATTAGTTCGTTGATGGCAAACACGCGCGCGGCCTTCTCCACATCACCGAATGAGCCGTTGCCGTCCGGCATGGCCCCCATCAGTTGCGGTGGTACGCGGTGAGCCGCCAGAATGTCATCGCGTGTCGCTGATTTAATATTTAAAAACTCATCCTTTGCTGATATCTGGCTGAAGGGCATCAGTTGTACCCCGTCTTTACCGCCGCCTGGCGCGTGGATCACTACGTTCTTAAATGCCCCTTTGTTTCTGGCTCCCGCCAGTGTTTGCTGTATGACTTTTACGCCAGCGTCGTCCACCTGTGATGTGCCGATATACAGAATGCATCCGGCATGAGATCCGTTTTCGTAATACATCTTGCGGAACATGTCCGCCGAGTGTGACAGGCTGGCTGACAATAGCGCGCCCATGTACTCCGGCATCCCGTAGATCTCCTGATGAATGTCAGGGTTCAACACATGGCAGACAGAGCCGGTTTTAAAAGCTGATTCGTCTTTCCACTGCCTGATAAACCAGTATGTATCCAGGTCAATGCCACGCCGGGTGTATTTCGCCGGGGAATGGCGGAGCGGTAGCAGCCCGCCTAGTCGGTTATTTCGTTCTTCCAGGTAGAAGTTGCCAAACACAAACCAGTCAAGCGCCAGGGCGGAGAACGTCTGGCGAGACAGTAGCGGGTGTGGGATGAAGCAACCCGCCAGCGCGTTGCGCTTGAAGTACAGCGCTGACTGGTGCCAGGACGCCTTGCCGAATGAGCGCGCAAGCCCGTACCAGTCCACCGGTGTTTCGTAATATCTGCCGTTATCGGCGCAATACATATTGTCGAGCAGGTCGTAAGCGTCAGCGACCTGGTATGGCCCATCAAAGGTGAAAGCGCTAAGGGCTGGATCGCGCTTCAGTGCTTCACCAATATCATGTTGCTGTGTACCGTCAGTAAGCATAGTCAGGCCGCTTTCGTGTGTTGTTGTGTTCATTAAAACTCTCTTACGGAACCGCCGCCGCTGCCGTTCTCGCGTCCAAGTGGCTCGTTGATGATTGCCAGCATATTTGCCCAAGCTAAGTCGCCATGACTGACGCCGCGCGCGCGATCGGTGTCATAGGTAATTTGTCCACCGGCGGTGGTGATTTTCCTGACGGCGTTGAATGCTGACACTAACGCCTGTTCACTACGGTCATACTCCCAGCGGCCCGCGCGGATCACCTGCTGCATTTTGAGTACCAGAGTGCGCTTTGATGACAGCGACATGATGAAACAGACCGCCGCCGGGAAGAATTTCTTGACCAGTTGCCAGACCGCTTCACCAATGCCGGTACCGTCAATTGCGATGTGCCGGACGTTGTATTTAATGGTCAGGTCTTCGATCACTTTGGCCTGTTCTTCAAACTCCATCCCGCGTAGCTGGCGCGTCTCTATCGTGCGGAACTTGCCGCCACTGACCAGGGGAGGGGTAACCACGGAAACAGCGCCGCTGTCACCGTTGCCACTGCCGCCGTTGGCGTCGTAGCCTATCCAGACTTCACGATCGCCAAGCGGGCGGGGGGCGTAGGGTTTCCAGTCCTGCCAGTCGTCGTAGCCGTCCGCGCCGCACGTCAGTAGCTGATTAAGTGAGAAAACGGATTCGCCTTCTTTGACGAACTCACACATGTACAGGTTGGTGTATTCATCCGGGGTATTTTCGTCCTGAATTTCTTCCAGATCGGTGAACTCCCAGCCGTGGTCGATCACGTCCTTCAGGGTGACAATCTGCCGCCAGGTTTTGTCCGGGCACAACAGGCCGCTGTTGAGTGTCTTCCAGCTTGTGTCGAAGTCTACCCGGCTGGATTTGGCCCGCTTCTCATTCCAGCGCTTGCCCGTCCAGAACGGGTAGGCTTCATGGTTTTCGCTCGATGGCGTTGAAAAGTAAGTGCGCGTAAGCCCTTTCAGGGTTGCCATAGCTCCAGCTACTTTGCGAAGGTTTGCAAAGTTACCTACCCAGAAAAACTCATCAAAAAACAGGTTGCCGGTGTAGCTCTGCGCGGTAGCGGCAGACGTGCCGAGAAAATGCAATTCAGCGCCGTTCGACAATAGAATTTTGTCACCGCCTTTTAGTTCTACGTCTACCTCTTCGGCAATCTTCTGGATGAAGCCACGGAACTGGTGCGCCTGGCGACGCGACGCTGATAGAAAAATCTGGTTGCGCTGATATCCGTGCTTAATGTCATCTCGCAGCGCCTGTAATAGTGCCTCGCGGGCAAAGTACCAGGTTGCGCCAATCTGGCGGCTTTTCAGGATCATGCGGTTTCGTTGCTGGCGCTGTTCAAACCATCCCTGCTGATGCCAGGCCAGAGAGTCCTGAATCTTTTCCCGTAGCGCGGCGATCTGCGCTTCGGTGAAGTGGTTTTTCTTCTTGCTCGCGCGCGCCTTCTTGAAGGGTTGCGCCGGTTGCCCTTCTGCCAGTTTCTTCACCTGGCGCGTGAGCGCGTCGATTTCTTTCAGATCGCTGCCGGTCTTCGTTGGTTTCATCGCGATTTGGCATAACCGGGCATCAATAGATTGCGTGACGCGCTGAATTGCGGGCGTTTCGTCCCATTCGTCGCGTTTCTTCCACGAATAAACCGTGTTTGAACTGATACCCATCAGGCGTGAAATCTCTGCTGGCGGGTAGCCCTGCCAGTAAAGCTGCTTTGCTCTCTGTCTTACAAATGCGTCCTGGATCATGCGGTGTCCTCTCGTTTCGATGGAGAGATTAACCCGCGCGCGTGGGCCGTTCCCGCTGTTTGGGTTGTGGGCTTTCTCTGACAACTAAAACGCGTTGAGACAATGACTTACCAACTGACATCATGGAAAAACAGAAACCAACCGGCAGGAAAGAACATGAGTGAAACCAGCAAACCTACCCGGAAGAAATTCCGCGTTGCCGTCTCCGGTGCCACCGTTGACGGGCGCGAAATTCGACCAGATCACCTCCGTGATGCTGCCGCGAGCTATAGCCAGGACGTTTACGGCGCTCGCGTGAATGTTGAGCATTATCTCTCGCCTTATCCAGGCAGTGATTTTGGCGCGATGGGGGATGTTACGGCGCTTAGCGCTGAGGACATTACCGAAGGCCCGCTAGCGGGGCGCACTGCGTTATATGCGGAAATTGAACCTTCAGCGCAAATGAAGGCGCTGACAGATGCCGGTAAGAAAGTCTATTCCAGTATCGAATTGCACCCGCAATTTGCACTAAACGGTAAGGCCTACATTGTCGGCTTGGCGATGACTGATACCCCGGCAAGCTTGGGCACTGAGCGTCTGAAGTTTGCGGCCCAGCAGCGTCAGCAGGTACAGGCGTTCAATCAGCAGCAGGGCGAAAGCGCGATGTTCTCTGATGCCATTGAAGCTGAAACGATCGAACTGGCAGGGCAGCGAAGCGATGAAGGTAGCAAGTGGTTTAGCCGCATGAAGGAACTTCTGACCAAAAACCATAAAACAGATGGCGAGCAATTCAGCCAGGTGCGCGAAGTGGTTGAAGGTGTTGCCACGTCTCAGGCGGGCCTTATCGATCAAGTTGCGGAACTGACAAGCCAGCGCGCTGACGACGCTAAGGAAATCCAGAAGCTGACCAGTGAGCTGACCGACCTGAAAACCACGCTGGCAAAGCAGGACGCCAACACCTTCAGCCGCCAGCCCGCACAGGGCGGTAACACCGGCGTCGAACAGGCCGATTACTAACCACGCAAGCGAGAACAAAACACATGGAAAACAGTACCCGCGTACTTTTTAACGGCTATATCGATCGCCAGGCCAATTTAAGTGGCGTTCGTTCAGATGATGTCGCCAAGTCCTTCAGCGTTGAGCCGTCTGTGCAACAGCGCATGGAAAAGGCATCAATGGAAAGTGATGATTTTCTGAAGAAAATTAACGTCTTTCCGGTAAAAGCCCAGGAAGGTCAGAAAATCCAGATCGGTAGCAAAGGCCCGATTGCGAGCACCAGTAACAGCAGCGACGGCAACTCCCGCCGCAATCCGGTAGACAATCACTCTAAAGAGCCGAGCACCTACCGCTGCCGTAAGACCAACTACGACTCAGCCGTAAGCTATTCGCAGTTAGACGCCTGGTCTATGCAGCCTAATTTTCAGTCACTGATCAGCGAGGCAAACGCCCGACAGGTTGCGCTCGACCGTATCATGATCGGTTTCAACGGTACGTCATACGCTGAAAAATCTGATCGTGCCGCCAACCCGATGTTACAGGATTGTGGCGTTGGCTGGCTTCAGAAAATCCGCAACGATGCCCCGCACCGCATTATCAGTAAGGTCACTCTGACTGCGCGTGATGAAGATAACAAAATTGTCGCCAAAGGCACCTATGGCAACCTCGACGCGGCTGTGTTCGACGCCAAAAACACGTTGATGGATAAATGGCAACGTAAAGCGCCGGATCTGGTCGTGATTCTGTCGGCTGACCTGCTTACCAGTAGCTATTTCCCGAAACTGAACGCGCTGAGCCAGACCAATCCGAACAGCGAACTGATCGCGGCACAGTTGATTGTGTCCAGTGAAAAAGTTGGCGGTCTGCCGGTGGTCTTCGCGCCGTATATGCCTGATGACTGCGTGCTGATCACGTCACTGAAAAACCTGTCTGTGTATTACCAGTTGGGTGCGCTTCGCCGAACCATCAAAGAAGAACCGGAATATGACCGCGTGGCTAACTACCAGTCCTCAAACGATGACTTCGTTGTAGAAGACTACGGCAAATGCGCATTCATTGACGGGATCACCTTCGCGGAGGCCGCCCCGGAAACGCAGTCCGCAGAACCTGAAGAGAACGCGGGCGCGTAACTGAAATTGCGGGCGTATATGCGCCCGCCACCAGGAGACTCAAATGTTAACCCCAGCGCAAAAACACTTTCAGAAAGTGATGGCTGATCGACGCGGAGACAGCGCCGCACAGCATGGCGTTGTTCGCACCGCGCATGAGCAAATTTTGCATCGTCTACGCCTCGATCAGGCATCTCTTAAGGCGGTGCAATCTACTGAAACAAAAGCTGTGATGAAGCGTGACATGTTGCCGAATTACCAGGGCTGGATTGATGGAACTCTGGAGGGCGACAGCGGGCGGCAGGACGAAGTGATTACCACGATGATGCTGTGGGCGATCGACTGCCAGGACTACCCGCAAGCGCTGAAGATTGGGCGCTATGTGGTGAAGCATGACCTGTCTATGCGTGACGATTTCAAGCGTACCGCGCCGGTGATGCTGGCTGAAGAAATCAGCAACCAGGCGCTGAACGTCGCGACGACTGACGCTGAGGCGGATATGTCGGCTTATGTCACCGTGCTCGATGACCTGGCGGAGATTGTCGCCGGGGCTGATATGCCGGACGAAGTGCAATCCAAGCTTTGCAAGGCCCGCGCTTTCTCACGCCGTGGAACGGCTGACAATGAGACAAAAGGCGAAGCGCTAAAACTGTTTCGACGTGCGACGGAACTGAACCCCGCAGCGGGTGTGAAACGTGAAATGCAGTCTATTTCACGCGAACTGAAGAAGCTGGCGGCGCAACCGGAAGCGACAGCACAACCGGAGCCTGTGCCGGTTGTCGTAGAGAAGAAAACCGTACGTAAGTCGCGCGAGGCTAAAGCTGCGAAACCGGCAGCAAAAGCCCGCGCACCACGTAAAACGGCGAAAGTTAAAAAAGAATCTTAACGACTTCGGCCCCGACCGACAGGAGGCACGCGCGGAGATCTGCCCGTAACTGGTCTTTTCACCGCGTGTCCACCTCCTGACTTTTTAAGGAGCGCTCATGAGTAGCCTGATAGCGACAAAAACGCCGTTTCCGGCTGGCAGTGACGTAACTGATGTTGATGACGGAGATTCCACGGTAACGGCGGGAAGTTTCTGGCCTGTCATTAACCTGAAGGATTTACGCCTTGCCGCGCGTATTACCGGCGGCGTCACTACTTCGCGACTGATGCACGTCACTACCGAGGCTGTGGGACACGTCATCGAACAGCTTGAAGAGTGGCAGATCAATCAGCAGGGGCTGGGCTATGAGGCGCTGAAGAACGTGCCCGCCGTGGAGATAAACGGCGAGAGCGTGAAGGTGTATCGCTACCGTCGTGCGGTTTATTCCATTGCCCGCGCCCTGGTGATTGAAGGTTACCGGGACGTTGATACCACGCCAAAAGGCGACAAAGACGCCGCCGCGCTGGATTTGCAGCGTGAAGATCTCTGGCGTGATGCTCGCTGGGGTATTGCAGACATCCAGCGCAAGCCGCGCGTTTATGCGGAGTTGTGCTGATGAAGGTCACGGCGTTACAGGGCGATACGCTGGATCAGCTATGCCACCGGTACTACGGAAAAACCAAAGGCGTTACTGAAGAAGTGTTGACCGCCAATCCGGGGCTGAGTGGGCAAGTTTTTTTAAACGCAGGGCAGATGGTTGAAATGCCGGACATTGATACCCAGCCCGCACAGGAAATGGTGCAGTTATGGAGTTGAATTCGTTTCACCGGCTATGGGACTGGGTTACCTGGGTTTCTTCATCCATCAGCGTTGGTGTTGGTGTGATGACGTGGAATGAAAAGCTGGGGGTTGCCGGTCTGGTTTTGGGTGTCCTGTCTGGCTGGCGCGCCTGGGTGCATCGTGCGCGGGTGGAGAAGGCACAGGCCCGCCGAAACTCACTGATTGAGCAAATTCTTGATCAGGCCGAGCGCCGGGGGCTTACCGATTTTGAGCGGGTGAAGCTGGCGCAATTCCAGGCGGGTGACGATGAAGACGGTTATTAAGCGTTGCTCTATCGCCGTGATTGTTGCCCTGGGCTTATCAATGTCGCCCGATGCGCTGAGAACGTCGCCGGAAGCACAGCAAAAAATAGCCTCCTGGGAAGACTGCCGTAACACGCCTTATTACTGCACCGCCGGAGTGTTGACCGTGGGGATCGGTTCCACCGGCAATGTGGAAAAACGCGAGTACAGCAACGCTGAAGTAGCGCGCCGGTGGGTTAGTGATATGCAGCATGCTGAACGCTGCGTAAATCAGAACTTCAACGGCGAAGCGATGCCGCAAAAGGTATTCGAAAGCATGGTTGATGGTGGGCTGAATGTGGGTTGTACGGGCCTGATGTGGTTTACCGATAAGCGGGGCCACAAACAGCGAACAACCATCTGGAAAAACGCCCAGGCGCATGACTGGCACGGCGTCTGTGATCGCTTAACTGACTTTGTGAACAGTGCCGGTAAACGCTCACAAGGGCTGGTCAATCGGCGCACTGACTTTCAGGCATGGTGCAGGATGGATGCGGGGGCGCAATGAAATCAATTTTATGGGGCTTGGTGCTGGCTGTAGTGGCTCACGTATCAGGGTATTACCAGGGATATAAGAGCGGTGTAGCGGATGACAACGAACAAAAGTTACAGCGCATGTTTGATGAAAGCGAAGCCGTGATAGGTGAAATGCGCGATCTGTCTGCTGACGCGCGCGCGGTGCTGGCTGAGGCCAGGAAGACCGAACAGGCCCGCAATACTGAAGGCGAACAACGCCGCGAAAAGATAACAGAGGGGATGCGTGATGATTCGTGTGCCGGTGCTCTTGCTCCTGCTGCTGTCACTGATGGGCTGCTCCGAAAAAGTCAGAGTGCAAACGCGGCTGATTCACGAGCCGATACCGGAAAGCCTCACAAATGAAACGCCCACGCCAGCACTGAAAACGCCGGTGACGTGGGGGGGTATTGCAATTTGGGCCGATCAGTTACATGACGCCCTTGATACCTGCAATGCGGATAAAAGTGATATCCGGGCGTTAAATCTTTTGCGCCTGGCGCGCCAGAAAGGAGTGAAACCACATGCTGAAAATTAACTCGTTACGTAAAGCGCTCACTGACTCTAATCAGTGGTGTCGTGCAAACCCTGAAGCCTTCAGCGTTTTTATTGAATCAGGGCATGTTGAGACGACCGGCGAAACGGCTGATTTTGTTTACGCCTATACGCTGTGTCTCTTTGTGATGAATTTTGCCGGTGATCTGGATGATTTCACGTTACCGCTGATGGCCTGGTTGTGGCAGGAACAGCCACAACTGTTATTGAACCCGGATAAGAACAAAGAAATTAAGTTTACAACCGCAATCAATAACGACGACACCGCCGATTTGTTTTTTGAACTGCCCATCAGCGAGCGTGTGATCGTAATGCGCAATGACGATGGCACGTTAAAGGCAAATCACAAGCCAGAGCCTCGCCCACGTATACCGCCGGAATGGAGTGGAATTATTGAGGACGTTACCTGGAGTGCGTCCCTATGAGTACCGAAGATATTCACGTACTGGATCAGTATTTCTCTGACATCCTGACGGGGGTATCACCTGCCGGGCGAGCCAGGACGGCGCGCGAAGTTGGGAAGATGCTGCGTATCAGCCAACAGCAGCGTATACGCGCACAGCGCAATCCGGATGGAAGCCAGTACCCGTCGCGTCGCCGTAAAACGCTGCGTACCCAGCAAGGGATCGCTTTTATCTGGGAAGGGCAGTTAAGGCGGCTGAAGAACTGGCACAGCGGGCGCGGCAAATACGGGCGAACCATTACCGGATTTGATGAAGACCGAAACGAGATCCGCACGTTCTACCGCGCCGATATTGAGCGTTATACGGAAATCAATACCCGCGCGGGCCAGCGTTCAAAAATGGTCAAGGCTCCGATGTTCGTGAAGCTGAGAACCGCCCGATTTATGAAAGTTAAGGCATCCAGTGAGGGGGCCGAGGTGGGTTACAGCGGCATGGCAGCCCGTATTGCGCGCATTCATCAGTACGGGTTGCGTGAACAGGTCGGGCCGGGGGCGTTTGCGAAGTATGCGCCGCGTGTCCTGCTGGGTATTTCTAAGGCCGATGAAGCGCTGATCCGTAGTGCGGTGATTAACAGCTTGGGGAGTGCTGGGGCATGAGTGCCGAATTGTTGCGCCTCCTGTCTAACATGCTCCGTGTGGGCGTGGTTTTTGCCATATCGGAAGACGGTAAGAGTGTACGGGTGCAGAGCGATGATTTGCAGACAACCTGGCTTCGCTGGACGACGACGCGCGCCGGTGCTTTTAAATTCTGGTGCCCGCCATCGCTGGGCGAACAAGTTTTGTTGGGATGTATCGGCGGCAATCCTGAAACAGCCGTTTTGCTGGGCAGCCTCTACAGCAGCGAAAACGACGCCCCCGCCAGTAGTCTGATGCAGATGATGATCACCGCACCTGATGGGGCTGAATTTAGCTATGACGCAAAGGCGGGCGCGCTGAGTGCTGGCGGCATGAAAACAGCCACTATTCAGGCAAAGACAAAAATCACACTGGATACGCCAGAGGTGGAATGCACCAACCATCTGAAGGCGAAAACCTTTGATTTCTCTGAGGGCGGCGCGCTGACCGGCAATGTAACTCACAGCGGCGGTGCACTTACGTCAAACGGCGTCCAGGCTGACGACCATGATCATGGTGGTGTTCAGAGTGGTAATAGCAGGACTAAGGGGACGGCATGACGGCGAAATATACGGGAATGAACCAGGGCGGTACAGGGACGGTTTCGGATAGCGATCACCTGTGGCAATCCATGAAAGATATCTTACTGACGCCGCTGGGGTCGCGCGTGATGCGCCGTACGTATGGCAGCCTGTTACCTGACTTGCTGGACGCCCCGAAAAACGAAACAACGCGCCTTCAGCTAATGAGCGCCACGGTGATTGCGCTGACGCAATGGGAACCACGGATAGCACTTAACCAGGTCGATATTACGTATTCAGACGCCGGGGCCGTGACGGTTGAGTTAAGTGGATTGGTTACTTCAACGATGCAGCCGGTAAGAGGCGCGGTAAAAGTGAAGGAGTCAGGCAATGGCGACCGTTGATTTATCAGAACTCCCACCACCGGAGATTATCGCGACGCTGGATTATGAAACCATTCTGAGTGAAGTGAAAGTGGTGATCATTGCTGCGTACCCGGAAGACATGCAACCGGCAATAGCAGCGGCAATGGCGCTGGAGTCAGAGCCCCTGAATGTGATCGCTCAGGTGATTGCGTATCGTGAATTGATGTTGCGACAGGTCATTAATGATGGCGCTGCGGCTTGCATGTTAAGCCATGCCACAGGCAACGATCTGGATAACCTGGCGGCAAATAACGACACAGAGCGCCTGACCGTTATTGAAGAAACAGATACAACGGATGCGGTAATGGAAAGTGATGCCGCGCTACGTATGCGTGCGCAATCCGCATTTGAAGGGTTAAGCGTTGCCGGGCCAACCGGTGCTTACGAGTACTTCGCAAAAAGCGCGTCGGGAAAGGTTGCTGATGTTAAGGCATCAAGTCCGGCACCGGCTGAAGTTGTCGTTTCGGTGCTCTCTGCTGAGGGTGACGGAACGGCTTCAGACGAGCTGATCGCAACGGTCAACGCAAAGCTATCAGACGAGAGTGTCCGCCCCGTTGGTGACCGGCTGACAGTCCAGAGCGCTGAGATTATCAGTTATGACATCAATGTAACGCTGTATCTCTACCCAGGCCCAGAGTCAGAACCCATTGTGAACGCTGCTGAGGCGTCATTGCAGAAGTGGCTCAAAAGCCAGTGGCGAATCGGGCTTGATGTTGCCAGGTCTGCAATTATGGCGGCGTTACACGTGCAGGGTGTGCAGCGAGTGGAACTGGATCTACCTGAACGGCTGATTATCAGCGATACACAGGCGGCGCGGTGTGCTTCGGTCACCATCACGAGAGGTGGAACCGATGAATAACAGTCTGTTGCCACCTTCAGCCAGTGATTTTATGCGCGGTGCAGAGGCCGCAACATGGCGCGTGAGTGGTTTACCCGTAGGCCTGAAAACGTTGTGGAACCCTGATGAATGCCCGGTTGCTTTACTGCCTTATCTGGCTTGGGCGTTATCGGTTGATCGCTGGGATAAAGGCTGGTCAGAACAGACAAAGCGACAGGTGATTAAATCCGCCTGGCTGGTACACAGGCAAAAGGGAACTATCGCGGCGCTGCGCCGTGTCGTTGAGCCGTTCGGCTTCCTGATAAAGGTCGTTGAATGGTGGCAGAACGGAGGCGAGCGGGGAACATTTCAACTTGAAATTGGTGTTTCTGATTCAGGGATTACAGAAGAAACCTATCTCGAGCTTGAGCGTCTGATCGCTGATGCAAAACCATGCTCACGGCACCTGACCGGCCTTGCTATCAGTCTGCAGACTAAGGGGGCAGCATATGCGCATGCCGGATGTTATAGCGGCGACGTGATGACAATTTTTCCCTATATGCCTGAAGCCGTAGAAGTCAGTGGCGGGTATTTTTCAGGTGGCGCAATTCACATTATTGATACGTTAGAGGTAACAAATGGCGGCTAAATTCTTTGCCCTGCTGACTAATCAGGGGGCGGCAAAATTATCAAATATGGCTGCATTGGGTGAGAAGTTAGAAATCACCTCGCTCGCAGTTGGTGATGGCGGCGGTACATCACCAACACCAAATCAGGCACAGACAAGGCTGGTTAATGAGGTACGCCGTGCCCAGATTAACTCACTGTCAGTGGACGAAAAAAACGATAGTCAGATTATTGCTGAACAGATTATTCCTGAATCCGTTGGCGGGTGGTGGATTCGGGAGATCGGACTCTTTGACGCTGATGGCATCTTGATTGCTGTAGCCAACTGCCCGGAAACCTATAAAGCGACAACAGAGGAAGGGTCGGGGCGTACACAGGTTATCAGAATGATGCTGACGGTATCGAGTACAGACGCCGTTACCCTTAAAGTTGATCCTTCAATTGTGCTGGCAACCCGCCAGTATGTTGATAACGCTGTCATTGAAGTGAAGAACTACGCTGATGGACTCATGCGCAGCCACGAACAGTCGCGCAACCATCCTGATGCAACCACTACGGCTAAAGGTTTTACGCAGCTTAACAGCAGTGTGACGGATGACCGCGATACACAATCGGCAACCCCGAAAGCCGTAAAAATTGCGATGGATAACGCGAATGCGCGGTTGGCTAAAGATCGCAATCTCGCCGATTTACCTAACCCGGCACTGGCGCGCCAGAATATGCAATTAGGTGATAGCTCGACGAAAAACACCGGTACAACTGCCAATACTGTTGCAGCGGGTGATGATGCACGTATCACCGGATCGATGCAGAAAAGCCAAAACGGTGCGGATATTCCAGACGTGGCGAAGTTTCTCCAAAACCTTCGTTTAGGAGCGGGCGCTCCGCCGATAGGAATTCCGTTCTTCTGGCCGTCGACTGCAATGCCTAATACGGTTATGGATGAGTGGTCGGATATGGTCTTTTTGAAATGGAATGGCGCAACCTTCTCAGCGACTGAATACCCTAAACTGGCAAGGATTATTCCAGGACTGAAATTAAATGATGTGCGAGGCGAGTTCCTGCGTATTTGGGATGATGGAAGGGGCGTAGATAACGGAAGGGGGTTACTCAGCTTTCAGGCAGCAACATCTTTCACACAGTATGCTGGTAACTATGACGTAGGCTCCGGTCATGCAATAGGTAATCATGATGGTGTAGTCGATTACAGTCCTGGATTTTCCAGATTTCCTTATCCCGGCCCAGCTATTGGTGATGGTGTTAACCATGTAACCGTAAGACCACGTAACATCGCATTTAACTTTTTAGTAAGGGCTAAATAATGACAGTCATTTTCGATAAAGACGGGCTGGCTGTTGAAGCCGGAAGTATTCGTGTTTATTACTTTCATCCTGTGACAAAGGAATATGTAGGATGGTCTGACGAATTCATTAATATCGGAGTGAGTATGCCAGGTAACTCTACTAATATTGCTCCGGGGAATGAAGTGGCAGGAGAGGTTATGGTATTTACAGGAAAAGACTGGAAGCGACAAAAAGACCACCGGGGGGAGACTGTCTGGTCTACTGATGACGGTAGCGCCATCACCGTGAACTACATTGGCTCTGTTCATGATGGATACACTAATATTGCGCCATCCACCCCCTACGATAAGTGGGACGGGGAAAAGTGGGTAACGGATACCAAAGCCCAGCACGCGGCAGATAAAGAAGTAGCAAAACAACAACAGCAATCTCTGATAGATTCAGCAATGGCATCAATCGGCATGATACAGCTTAAATTACAGGCAGGGCGTAAATTAACCACTGCTGAAACTACGAGGCTAAATTCTGTTCTGGACTACATTGACGCGGTGGAGGCAACTGATACCAGCACCGCGCCAGATATTAAGTGGCCTCTTCCCCCGGAGTGGTAGGCCAAACGGGTTTTTCGGTATCGACTCGCATCAGTAATACCCTGTATTTTTTCCATTCTGACAAAGCGGCGGTTTCTTCTTCCGTCGCTACTCCTGCATCAACAGCATCCTGACGCCAGTTAATCTCTGAGTCAGCCCGCATACGTAAGTTGGCCTTTCTTAATTCAGCGACAGCGCTAAGTTCTTCCTGAGTTGGTGGTGGAATATCTACCCATGCTGGCATTCCTGCTATTACATTTCTGTATTTACCTTCGGGTGGCTCCTGCATGAATTCAGTTGCAACAGAGTCTTCTATTTCTATTCCATCGTTTGGCCACTCTCCTGCCTTTTGATAGGACGACTTCAGCTCTACAGGAAAGAAAGCATTTTTCTTGGCACTGAATACATATTTTTGCATGTTAACGTCCTATAGAAATATAACTAAATCGGTATTGCTGAGAATTGTCACTCGTTGATACACGCCATGACGAATTGCTGATATGTTCAAAATTTACAGAAAGTACAGGCGTAATCGGTCCAGAAGGATTTGACTGGACGGCATCAGACATGACGCTGATAGAAATCAAGGGTTGAGTCGGAAACGGTATAGGGAAGTTACCGCTGATAAAACGAGTCGTGTTTCCTGAATATGTACCAAACTGCACAATGTGCCCGCTTGGTAATTTGAACCACCCTGTGCCAGATGCAAAAGCGCCCATATCCGGTATCTGATTTGCACCTGTCCCCACCTCTCTTTTTGCTGCTTCTTTCAAACCAACGTTTAAGAAAATGCAGATTTGCACCCTGGCTGGCATCATTCCGGCTTTTGCATGAGGGAAAGCAAATGCAGGTTGGCTATGTACGCGTATCAACAAATGACCAAAACACTGCATTACAGCGTGACGCGCTGGAGCGCTCAGGATGTAAGCTGATATTTGAAGATAAAATAAGCGGCAAAACGTCAGATAGACCGGGGCTGAAGAAATTATTAAAAAGCCTGTCTCCAGGGGACACGCTTGTTGTTTGGAAGCTGGATCGGCTTGGACGAAGTATGCGGCACCTGGTTGTACTTGTGGAGGAGTTGCGCCAGCGATCGGTAAATTTCCAAAGCCTGACGGATAGTATTGATACATCAACTCCTATGGGGCGCTTTTTCTTTCATGTTATGGGGGCGCTAGCTGAAATGGAGCGTGAATTGATTGTTGAGAGGACGCGAGCGGGCCTGAAGACTGCCAGAGAGCAGGGGAGGATTGGCGGGCGTCGCCCAAAGCTATCTGATGATCAGTGGGCGCAAGCGGGGCGGTTGATTGCTGCCGGTGAGACTCGCCAGCGGGTTGCCTTGCTTTTTGATGTCGGGATATCGACGTTATACAAAAAATTCCCCGCCACGGTGAGGGTTGAGGCGGGGAAATGAAAGCCAGTAATGCAGTTGTTTAGAACAGGCTTGATGCGGCAGCGCTGATATTATTCAGCGCTGAGTTGGCTGTGTTTTGTAGGTTGCCGAGTAGGTCACTCACTGATGAAGACTGGAGGCTTTCGCGCAGGTCTTCATCTTGCCTTTGAAACGTGATCGTAAACTCTATTTTCTTCGGCTCCCCATACTGGTCAAATTCAGTATCGGTGGTCTGAAGCTGTGTTATCGAATACATGCCATATATCCGCCCGGTGCCGCTGATAAGAGGCCAGGGGCGTCCGGTGTATGCCTGTGTATCGAGCACAGTTAGACTCACCTTACCGCCGGTCACTGATGGGTACAAAACGCCGGATAGTGTGATTTGATCGTCACCCGCGCCAATGTATTGCCACTTTGCCGATCGGTTTATGCGTTCGTTCTTCACATGCCGCCAGGTCTTTGACTGCTGCAACTGTTGGTGGGGAACGGTTTTTAACTCAAAGACGAACATTCCGTAAACCATCATCATTGTTTTGCTCTCCTAATCTTTGTCTCTGAAACTGCTACCAGAGCGGGAACGTTTGTTTAGTTCCGCCCCAACTGCATCAGCCACCATCCGTGCAATGTCGCGGGCGTCGTTGCTGAGATTGCCGTGCATATGAATGTGAATATGCATTTCATCAGGCGCGGTGTTTTGCGCCGGTTTGCTGGCTTGTTTACTGGATTGCCCGCCAATAGCCTGTACTTCAGCCGCCGGTTTAATCGGTGCTGATGCCGCTGCGATAACCGGGCGCGCGCTAAGTTGGGCCAGGTTAGCGCCTGGGGCGGATTGCGCTTCCTGCCATGCGCCGTGGACGGCTAATGCGCGGGGCAGATTTTTAAACACAATATCGCCGGGGCCGATCCGCTTTTTGGTTTCATCCAGCATCCCGCCGGTGTTGTCGGCAATTTTCTGTAACCGCCGTTGCGTTCCTGTATCAGCGGCAATTACTGGTGATGGTGGGGTGGAGGCGGCTGGTTTATCGTCACTTTTTGGTGACCAGTTCCATTCCTTTTTCACCATCTTTTTCTGTTTGTCGTCCCATTCCCACGCTACCGGCTCTTTTGTCAGTGCCTGAGCTTTTGCGTGTGCCGCGTCGATGCCGTCAGGGATGATGTCCAGCTTTTTCAGTATCCAGATGATCATGTTAGCCAGCCCGGTCAGAGGCAGCATTAGTCCCTGAATTGCCAGGCCAAGCACTTTGCCGAACGTCTCCCCAGCGCTTGCGCATTTATCAAGCGTCTCTTTGCTGGTTGTCATTGGTGAAAGCAGGTTGCTGAACCACTGCCACAACTGAGAAACGGCATTTGAGATCACATCAAAGACGGGGGCCAGTCCGGCGAAGGCATCACGGAACGGCGTAAGCGCCTGCATTACACCGGCAAAGAAGCCCGCAAAGAAGGCTTTGATCGGCTCCCAGAATCGCCAGATAAGCAACCCTGTGGCAATGAAGGCCGCGCCAATCAGCCCGATCGGGCTTAACAGCAATGACAGTGCACCGCCGAGCACTGAGAGGGCCGAGCTAGCGATCCCCATGATTGCAGGTATACCGGTCAGGCGGAGCAGGAGACTAGAAAGCCCTTTTACAATTCCTCCCAAGGCGGCACCTGGCGAGATAAACGCGGCGGCAAGCAGCCCGCGCAATGGGGCAAGCGCGCCAGCCAGTTTTCCGGCGTTGCCGGTCATGCTACTGAAGACAATGCCCCAGCCACGGACGCCGCCAAGCGGCCCGGATATAACGCCAGACAGGCGGCTGAAAAGTGTCACCGCGCCACCCAGCCCGCTCCCGCTGGTTAGCAGGGCAAAGCCGAGTTGAAGTTTTGCCAGTGGCCCCAGAAGTAAGCCAATAGCCAGGGATGTTGCGCCAATCCCGGCGGTAAGGGCCAGCGCACTCCCGCCAACAGCCAGAAGGGTTTTTGATAGCTGCGGATTCTTATTTGCCCATTCAGTCATCACGCCGATCGTGCCGGTCAGTGCCTGGGTGAGTTTCCGAAGTGCGCCGTCCGCCAGTTCTTCAATCTGGATACGGAATGCTTCCCAGGCGCTATCGAGTTCTTTTAGATCTCCGCCCAGGTTGTCCGCCATTTTTTTTGCGACGGTAGCGGATTCACCGGCAGCGCCCTGAAGTTCTTTTGTGAGCTTTTGTAGCTCTCCCGAACCTGCCGCCTGTACCAGTGTCTGAAGGCCCACAAAGGCCTCTTCACCGGCGATGTTTTTGAAGAAAGATACCTGATCAACCTGCCCGTATTTCTTCGTGGCTTTGAAAAGGTCTAACAGTACCGTTTCCATCGGGCGCATTTTCCCGTTGGCGTCGGCAACCGACACGCCTAGCTCTTTCAGAGCATCAGCTGCGGCTTTTGGTGGTGAAGCAAGGCGGGATAGGCTGGAACGTAATGCTGTACCCGCGTCACTGCCGCGCAGACCGTTATTGGCAAGCATACCCGCCATCGCTGAGGCCTGTTCAAGGCTAATCCCCAGATTAGCCGCCACTGGCCCCGCGTATTTCATTGTGTCGCCCAGGGCGCGCAGGTCGGTATTGGTACGGGTAAAAGCGGCGGTTAACGTATCGCCAACCCTGTCCATCTGATCTGATGACAGCTTGAATTGGGTCAGGATGTTTGAACCGATATCAGCGGATTCACCCAGATCCATGCCACCGGCTAGCGCCATATTCAGAACGCCAGGCAACGCGGCCTGAATTGACTGTGGTGTAAAGCCAGCCATTGCTAAGAAGGCTTGCCCGCTGGCGGCGTCTCGCGTGGTAAATGCGGTTTCAGCGCCAAGTTTTTTGGCCTGGGCGCGGAGGGCGGCAAATTGTTCATCGCCTTTGTCCAGGCGAGTCAGTGCGCCTACGCGCGACATTTCCTCATCAAAACCAACAGCAGGGGCCAGGAAGCGCCCGGCGGCGTAACCCGCCCCCGCGCTTGCGCCAACTGCCATTGCGCCGCCGGTGCGTAATTTGCCCGCTGTGGTGCTCAGTCGGTCGTAACGGGCGCGCGCATTGGTCACGGCGGCAAGTTGTCGCCGTTCTCTCTCAAGCGCCTGGTTGTATTGCTCAGTGCGTCTGATGGCGCTTTGAATTGTGCGATCACCGCCAGCCAGCGAGACGCCGTGCGCGCGCAGTGCCTGGGACGCTTGCTGGAGTTTTGCGGTTTCCTGTGACCGGCTGGCATTCAGGCGATCAAGTTTTGCCGCCAGCGCTGTCATGCGCTCGCGCTGCGCGTCGGTCAGAACGGTGCCGGTCTTCTGGGCTTTATTCAGGCCATCAAAAGCGCGCTGTGTTGTGGTGAGTTGCTGGGCTGTCTTTTTAACGCGCTCATTCAGGCGGTTGAATGCCTGGGATTGCGTTTCCAGATCCTTGATAGAGGACTGTGTCTTTTTGAGGGATTCTGATAAGCCGCCCACTGAGTTACGAGCGGCATTTACCGGGCGGGTTAACTTATCAATCGCACTGAAGGCGACACGGATATTAAGGTCTTTCATCTTCACTGTTTCCGCTTCGGATAGCCGCCCGTTCACGCCAGGCTATCACCTCACTCAGGGACATAGTGAAAACCTCTGAGGGCGGCCAGTTGAAAATAACTGCAATGTCAGCAACCAGATCATCGATCAGGTCAAAGTGGGGTGCGATTACTCGCTCTCCGTCTCCGTCTCGCTCTTCGTGCCAGGCTCCTTCGGTGCCAAAAAAGGCGTTAGCACCTCACAAAGTTCAACAAAGTCAGATGTTTCCATTTCGCTGATTTCTTTGAGCTTCAGGCGTGGGGAGGTGCAGCGGGTTAACAGGGTGCTGATGCTGTCCACGTCCATATTCATGACGTTCACCAGGCGAAGGCCGCGCAGGGTGCCAGCCTGTTTTACTTCGTCAGTAATCGTGACGGTTTTGATATCTTCGTCGCCACGGGAAATCCAGCGGGTCAGTGTTACGGTGTTTTCTTTGGTCATTGTTTTAATCTCCGAGCGGCATCATCACGACGCCGCACCTGTAGTGGTTGTTTGTTACCCCATGCCCAGCGCAGACATCACGCGGGAAGGGTAAATATTTTCGCCGTTGCGTTTGTAGACGAAGTTAAGCAAGTCGATTTCCCATAGGGGTTTATCGTCAATTGACAGCTTGTAGTACGTGTTTTTAATGGCGTAGGTCACGGATGTGTCTTCACCCTGTTTGCTTTCGCCGCCGTCGATTTCAGTGAACTTGCCGCGCATTTCCACATCAACGATCTGGCTCTCGCCAGACGTGTAATACTCCCCGGTAAAGCGGATTAGCGTACCGTCCAGATCGCCGCCGTACTCCAGAAGTAGAGCCTGAACCAGACCGCCAACAACCATCGTTGCATCAAGTGCGCCGCTATCCAGTCCGAGATCGACGGCAACGGAACCAATCATGCCGCCGCCCTGGTAGTCTTCCGTTTTCCGGGTCAGTTTTGGCAGCGTCACAGATGTCACTTTGCCGATATTGTTTACGCTGTTCACGAAGCAGGTGAACAGCCGCAATTTTGCTGGAATCGCCATTTAGTTACTCCCCAGAGACGAAAACGCGCCTTCAAAATATTCATCGGTGAACGTCTGGATCAGCGTTAAATCTTCCATCGGCGGTACTGGCGTATACTTGTAACGGATCGCCACTTTTCCCTGAATCAGGTTTGCGGTCGGGTTGTCCACAATGTCAAACCACGCCTCCGCGCCAAGCAGCTTGCCAGCGGTCACAAGTGCGCTGAGTTTCTTGTTAATTGCACTCACCACGTCTTTCACGTTGGTTGGGGTAAGTGGCCCGTCAACGGTTTCAAACTGTGCCTCTGCGATGGTGTCCGCCAGGATTTGCGCCGTACGGGTGTACACCTCAAAAGTAAATTCATTGGTGTCAGTGGTGCGGTTGCCCCAGAAGCGGAAGCCGTTACGCTTGATGATGGTGGTGATTTCATCGTTGTTCAGCGTCTGGGCGTCGCTGTCTTCAGCCTGGAGCGCCCAGAAAACGTCCTTCGACATGCCAAGCACGTTACTGACGGCGATGTTAGACAGAGAACGATGCCAGCCGTATTGGTTGTCAATAAACGCGCGCAGCCCTACCGCATAGGCTGGGGCGGGAAACTCTTCATTTGCCCCGGACACCTGGTTATAGGCAATGTAGTTAGGCCAGATCAGCATGAGTTCACGTGATGCGAAGGTTTCACGATATTGCCGGGCCTCTGCCAGTGTGTTGCAGCCGTTACAGCCAGCATAAACAAAGGCGCGAAGCTGTTTGGCGATCACGCAAAGCTGTGATGTTACTTCTTCGGTATCGTATTCCGGCACCGCCAGGACGCGCGGGCGATATCCCGTTTTTTGTTCGGCGGTCAGTAGCGCATACATGCCGGTGTAGTTACCGTCAGCATCAGAGCCACCAATAATCAACTGCGACTGTGTTTCCGCCGTTTTCCCTTCCTCCGGCGGTTTAGCCGTGGCAACACGAACAACAATGATTTTCGCGCTTGCCTGGTCTGAAATAGCTTTCAGTGTTTTGTACAACGTCCCTGTTTTCCCTGCCTTGCCGAGCATCGACTGAGGCCGCGTGATAAGCGTTGGGATGTTAAGTGGGAAAGCGTCTTCGTCTGCGTCATCAGCGACGACAATCACGCCAATGACGCTGGAGTCAATGTCGTTAATTACCCTCGTGATGTCGGTTTCTTCTTTGGTGCGAGCACCGTGAAAACGTGTCTCAGACATGTTTGTCACCATTACGTTTTGTTGAGTTCGCCACCATGATTGCTGATTGATGTAACGGCTTCACGCCTTTCTGGTTGTGCTATCTCTCTGACAACTAAAACGAATTCTCCCACGCGCGCCCGCGTGGAATTATTCAGCAAAACGGGAGGGTATATGAGTGTTTCAGTGATCAGCAGTATGATTTCGGGCGCGGCTGGCGGTGTCGATGACATCCTGACGGAGGCGTTAAAAATACCAGCATTCAGCGTCCGGCAAGGCGGGAAGGTGTTAACAGAATTATCAGATCGCGTGATATCCATCAGCCTGACGGACAACCGGGGTTTTGACGCCGATCAGCTGACATTAGAGCTGGATGACACTGATGGAAGCGTTGCTCTTCCGCCGCGTGGCGCTGAGTTGTCTTTCTGGCTGGGGTGGATGGGTGAAGCGCTGGTTTATAAGGGCATCTACACGGTTGATGAAGTGGCGCACGACGGGCCGCCCGACCGTATCACCGTGACCGCCAGAAGTGCAGATTTCAGAGAGGAGTTTAACGTAAAGCGTGAAGTCTCCTGGCATGATGTGACTGTGGAGCGGGTTGTGTCTGCTATCGCAAAACGGTATGACCTGACGCCGCAAATCAGCGATCTGTTGATGGATGTGGAAATTGACCATGCCGATCAGACTCAGGAAAGCGATATGTCATTTCTGACCAGAATGGCGGAAATGTTAGGGGCCATCGCCACGGTAAAAAATGGAAGTCTGCTGTTTATCGTGCCGGGTGGTGGTTTCACTGCATCAGGGAAGGCTATTCCGTCGATTGCCATCACGCGCAGCAGTGGAGACCGGCACCGCTTCCGGGTTGCTGATCGTGACGCTTATACCGGCGTCCGCGCGTACTGGCTTGATCTGAACTACGGGAAAAAGAAAAAGGTTAGCGTTCATCGCCGTGCCACAACGAAAAAAAAGGATAAGAGCAGCAGCAGGGAAGGTGACTACATTGAAGGCGCTGAAGGTAACGTTTTTATTATGCGTAAAACCTTCCAGAACGAAGAAGCCGCCAGGCGCGCAGCGGCGGCAAAGTGGCAGCAGTTACAGCGCGGCGCGGCGGAGTTTTCGATCACCCTGGCGCGCGGGCGTGCGGAGTTGTACCCGGAAATGCATTCGACGGTGACCGGTTTTAAGGCAGATATTGACGCCCAGGACTGGATAATCAGCAAGGTACAGCATGACGTTGATAGCAACGGATTTACTACACAGCTTAACTTTGAAGCAAAAATATCTGACTGGATCGCAGAAACTGAATAGAATGGCGATGAGTTCAACTCCCCAGGGGAGTCACCATTATGTTCAGATGCCCACATTGCGGCGCTACGGCCCGCACACGTACCAGTAAGCCACTAAACGAAGAGCAAACCATATACAGGCAGTATCACCAGTGCCAGAACATGGAATGCGGATTGTCATTCACCACGCTTAACAGCGTTGAAAAGATAGTCACTAAACGTGAGCGCCGCGAAGAGTTATCCCCTGATTTTATCCCTGCCGGTGTTTTTCCTGCCTCGCATTACGGACGCGATCAGCTAAATTTAGCGATATAATGAAGGCCCCGCAGACGCGGGGCTTTTTTTCGATGTGGACGATGTGTGGACATCATATGAAATAAATCCTTTTGTTTCATGAAGTTATGGCGATAAATAAATCACCATCCCTGTCTTCCCCCACATGATGTGGGGGTTTTTTTTATCCTCAATTTGCCTGCTGCTTAATGCATTGCAGATGATTTGCTTCCATTATACTAGCGTCAGTTGATAGCGGGAGTATTTATGAATCAATCTTATGGACGGCTGGTCAGTCGGGCGGCGATTGCTGCGACGGCGATGGCTTCGCTGCTATTGCTGATTAAAATTTTTGCATGGTGGTATACCGGGTCGGTGAGTATTCTCGCCGCGCTGGTGGATTCGCTGGTGGATATCGGCGCGTCGTTGACGAATTTATTGGTGGTGCGATATTCCCTGCAACCTGCCGACGATAATCACTCGTTTGGTCACGGTAAAGCTGAGTCCCTCGCGGCGCTGGCGCAAAGTATGTTTATCTCCGGTTCGGCACTATTCCTGTTTTTGACGGGTATTCAACATCTGATATCTCCAACACCGATGACAGATCCAGGCGTCGGGGTTATCGTGACAATTGTGGCGCTAATTTGTACGATTATCCTTGTCTCGTTTCAGCGTTGGGTGGTGCGGCGGACGCAAAGCCAGGCGGTGCGGGCTGATATGCTACATTACCAGTCTGATGTTATGATGAACGGCGCAATTCTGCTGGCGCTGGGGTTGTCCTGGTACGGCTGGCATCGCGCCGATGCTCTGTTTGCATTGGGAATCGGCATCTATATTTTATATAGCGCGTTACGCATGGGATATGAGGCGGTACAGTCATTACTGGATCGCGCATTGCCTGATGAGGAACGGCAAGAAATTATTGATATCGTGACTTCCTGGCCGGGTGTTAGCGGCGCTCACGATCTTCGCACGCGGCAGTCAGGGCCGACCCGCTTTATTCAGATTCATTTGGAAATGGAAGACTCTCTGCCTTTGGTTCAGGCACATATGGTGGCGGATCAGGTAGAGCAGGCTATTTTACGGCGTTTTCCGGGATCGGATGTAATTATCCATCAGGACCCCTGTTCCGTCGTACCCAGGGAGGGTAAACGGTCTATGCTTTCATAA